GATGATGCATTCCTTGAGCGGTTCCCTATCACGGTTGAACAAGAGTACCCCTCTACAACCGTTGAGGGCAAGATTCTTACCCGTGTATTTGATAGTCTCGGTTTGCAAGATAAAGAATTTTCCGAGATTCTTGTCAAGTGGGCTGATATCATTCGGAAGACTTTTCAAGAAGGTGCAATTGATGAATTGATTTCCACTCGCCGGCTGGTGTCCATTGCGAAAGCATACCAGATTTTCGGTGATCGCACCGAAGCAATTACATACTGTATCAACCGCTTTGATGCTGAAACCAAGACTGCATTTATGGACCTCTACACAAAGTTGGTTCCTGAGCCTGCAAGTGGTTCACCTACGGCGAGTGCACCAGAAGTACATACTGAAGAAGTACCTTTCTAAAATCTAAAACTTTTTTCGGTGACTGAGCAATCAGTCACCTTTTTCGCATATATAATATTACAACAATATCATGGAGTTATTATGGCCCAATTTGAAATTAATCTTGAAGAACTCAGAAAAAAATCCATCTTCATAGGTACACCAATGTATGGTGGTCAGTGTTATGGTGGTTACACCAAATCAATTGCTGACTTGATGGTTCTATGCACAAAATACCAAATTGAATGTAAACTGTTTTTCATGTTCAACGAATCACTCATTACAAGAGCCAGAAATTATTTGGCCGATGAGTTTATTCGAAGCGAATTTACACACCTTATGTTTATCGATAGTGACATTACATTTAATGCACAAGACATTCTATTGATGCTGAGTATGGCAGATGGCGATAAGGATGTAATCTGCGGACCGTATCCTAAAAAATCTATATCATGGGAAAAAGTCAAAGCAGCAGTAGATAAAGGATTTGCGGATAAAGATCCTTTGGTCCTAGATAATTTTACGGGCGATTATGTTTTTAATCCTGTAGATGGCACAACAAGTATTAAGTTAAATGAGCCAGCGGAAGTAAAGGAAGGTGGTACAGGATTTATGATGATTCAAAAGCATGTCTTTGAAAAATTTAACGAGGCATTTCCTGAACGAAGTTATAAGCCAGATCATGTCCGTACAAAAGCATTTGACGGCAGCAGAGAGATTATGGCATACTTTGATTGTGTTATTGATCCTGAATCAAAACGTTATTTGTCCGAAGATTATATGTTTTGTCAGTATACAAGAAAACTTGGCTTGAAAGTTTGGATGCTTCCTTGGCTTGAATTGAAACACACAGGATCTTATACATGGGGCGGATCTCTACAAGCATTAGCAGCAGTTGGCGCCTCACCGACGGCATCGCATGATGCACCAAAACGATGAAAGATTTGCCTTACAAATATGATGAGCCTAGAATTCTAAAAGAACTTGAGGCTTACATTGAAGCAACATATGGTGAACACTATTCACAAAATAAATTTCAAGCGACCGAGTTTATTATTGACTGTGGACACGGTGAAGGTTTCACTATTGGTAATGTAATGAAATATGCACAACGGTATGGTAAGAAAGGAGGACGCAACCGAAAAGACTTGCTAAAAGTCATACACTATGCTATTATGATGCTTTATATCCACGATACATTTTATGGAGAAGTGAAGAATGAAATTGAGCGAAAAGACATTGGAAGTACTGAAAAACTTTTCAACAATCAACACGGGAATGATGTTCCGCAAAGGCAATTTGTTGAGGGTAATTTCAGCGCAAAAAGCGGTAGTAGGTAAAGCAATCATCCCGGATGCAATTGCAGATGAATTTTGTATCTATGATTTGAACCGATTTCTTTCTGTTGTTGGTTCGCTAGACAAACCTGATATTACAATCAAGAAAACTAGTGATGGTTCAGCAGGAAGTGCAGTCATTCAATCCGACTCATCTAAGTTGGTCTATCGATTGACTGATGAATCTATGATTGTAGCAGCACCAGATAAAGACATTAAAGTTGCAGGTGCAGAAGTCCAGTTCACATTAAAGAAAGATGCATTGGTACAAGTATTGAAACTTGCGGGCATTCTTGGTTTGCCTCACATTGCAATGATTGGTGATAGGTCTAAGATTACGCTAGCAGCAGTTGATAGTAAGAACGATGGCTCTGATACGTATTCACAAGAAGTTGGTGAGACTACAGCAGACTTCCGATTTACATTTAGTGTAGGTAATATCAAACTTATTCCGAGTGACTACGAAGTGAGCGCATCTTCAAAAGGCATTGCACATTTTGTTTCACCAACACTTGAGTATTGGGTTGCTATGGAACCTGGATCGAGGTATGAAGCATGAGTGTAATCGTACCATCATCGCCAGAAGATAAGAAAAAGATTCGCCAAGCATTGCAAGAAATTTCGGACAGTCTGACTCGCATGGAAGCTGAAAGAGACTTGATTAAAGATATTCTTCAAACGGTTGAAGACAATTATAAAATCAAGAAGAAATACACTCGCAGATTGGCTAAAGTTTTTCATAAGCAAAACTTCAATCAGGTACAACAGGATCAACAAGACTTGGAGACTCTTTACGAATCCGTCACGAAGTGATATAATGTTATTTTTATTATGGAGAAGTTATGCGTGAAGATTTTTTATGGGTTGAGAAGTACCGACCAAAGACTGTTGAAGACACCATTCTTCCTGCAGACCTGAAAGCAACCTTTCAAGAGTTTGTCACCACGAGGAATGTTCCCAATCTCATTCTTGCTGGTGGTCCTGGTGTAGGTAAAACAACCATCGCAAGGGCTATGCTTGAAGAGATTGGTGCAGACTACATTGTTATCAATGGTAGTATGAATGGTAACATTGATACACTTCGAAATGAAATTAGAAACTATGCATCAACTATTTCATTCGTTGGCGGTCGAAAGTATGTTATACTTGATGAAGCTGATTATTTGAATCCTCAGTCTACTCAGCCAGCTCTTCGCAATTTCATGGAAGAGTTCTCTTCAAATTGTGGTTTCATTCTGACTTGTAATTATGTCAATCGGATTATTACACCACTTCACAGTCGGTGTTCAGTAGTCAATTTCAAGATTGTCAATGGTAACAAGAAGAAGTTAGCAGTTCAGTTTATCAAGCGAGTTGAAGACATTCTCAAAAAAGAGAACGTTGAATACGATAAAGCAGTTGTTGCTGAAATGATCATGAAGTATCTTCCTGATTGGCGCCGTGTGCTGAATGAATTGCAGCGGTACTCAGTCACAGGTAAGATTGATGCGGGCATTCTAACAAGTGTAGCAAATGCAAACATCAAGGATCTATTCAAGCAATTGAAAGACAAGAATTTTTCAGGTATGCGTAAGTGGGTCGTTGAGAATTTAGATAATGAACCACAAGCAATCTTTCGGCAAATCTTTGATGGTGCTAATGATGCATTGACACCAAATTCTATACCGCAATTGATTTTATATCTTGCTGACTATCAATACAAAGCAGCATTTGTAGCAGACCAAGAAATTAATTTGGTTGCATTTCTGACGCAAGTCATGGCTGATTGTGAGTTCAAATCATGAGAGCACCACTAACAAGAGAACAAAAGATTGAGATTCTTGGCAAGATGGGTGAGAAGTATGTTGGTAATTATCTTGCTGAGAATCGCAAAGTTCAATTTTCATTAGACAACTTTGATTCCGAGAAAGACTTGATGGCTGACGATAAGACTGTCGAAGTCAAAGTCGGTACACCATTTATCACCGAAGGTGCGATTGCATTTAAGAAAAGTCAGTTAATCAAATGTAGAAGCGTAGATGAATTCTATTACGTTACAATTCCTGCACCGAAGTATAAGTATAGATGGAGTGGCTGGCTGTTTAGAATTGAAAACACATTCAAGTGCAGAGTCAGAAAAGTTATCAGATCCAATGGATGGATTGATGAGATGGCATTGGTGCCTATTGAACAGGATGCAGTGGTGCCGATACATAAAGTACAAGATTCTGTTATCAATGAAATGATGAAGTATACCACATCCAATTACTAACATGACACCATTTGACTTTATTAATGCTATCAATCAGACAAAAGAAAATCTGATTGTTGATGAACCATCAGAAAAAGCATATGCACCATTCATTGTCAATCGTGGGCTGTCATTCTTTCCTGATACGATTCTCTATGCTAACGAGATGAATCAGTATCATTTCCTAGAATCAAAGGCACAATTTCTCTATTTACTAAATAGCATCAGACCAAAAAAGCGTTATAGCAAATGGTTAAAGAGTGAAAAAATTGACACCGTTGAAGTGATTTCTCAATACTTTGGATATAGTTATACCAAGGCTAAAGACGTAATGAATCTCTTCACGGAAGAACAAATTCACCAGATGAAGTTAAAACTAGAAAAAGGTGGTTTGAAAAGTAAGGAGAAATAAGAATGACTGTTAGCGTTGATAATTTATTGGAGGTGAGACTTAACGAAGAAGACGATTTTCTAAAGGTGCGTGAGACATTGACAAGAATTGGTGTAGCATCAAGAAAAGATAAAACTTTATATCAGTCTTGCCATATTCTACACAAAAAAGGTAAATACTATATCGTTCATTTCAAAGAACTATTTGCACTTGATGGTAAACCCACAGATTTTACGGATAATGATTTAGCGAGAAGAAATACCATTGCAAATCTACTTGAAGAATGGGGCTTAATTAAGATTGTGAATACAGACAGTGCTAAAGATATTGTAGCGCCACTTTCACAAATCAAAATCATAGCATACAAAGAACGTGATGAATGGCAACTTACTACTAAGTATAACATAGGTAAAAAAAGGAACGTAAACTAAAATGGATGAACTTGTCCAAGCAATGAAGGTCGTATTAGCAAACCATTATGCACTTGCTCTTAAAGCACAATACTACCACTGGAATGTTGAAGGTCCTGACTTTTCACAGTACCATGAATTCTTCGGCAATCTCTATGAAGAAATTTCTGGTGCAGTAGATAAATGTGCGGAAGAAATTCGTGCAGCAGGTGCATATGCGCCAGGAAGTTTTGAACGATTCATGGATCTATCAGAAATTTCTGGTGAAAATGCAATCATACCACCGACTGCCATGTTTCAACGATTGCTTTCCGATATCGATATCATGCAAAAAAGTATTATGAATGCATACCATATTGCAGAATCAGCGATGATGCATGGTTACAGCAACTTTATGGCCGAGAGGCAAGATGCATTTCTTAAACATTCATGGATGTTACGTTCACTTATAAAAAATATTTAATTCTTGTCAACGAAATGTCTTGACATTCGTTAATATATTATGAGATACTCTATCTCTATTCAAAACAAAAGGAGCCTTACAATGAAGAAAGCATTAGCAGTTTTATTATTTGCAGTACCTTTTACAGTTTTTGCAGCAGATGCACCTAAGGCGCCAGCAGCACCAGCTCCTGCACCTGCCGCAGCACCAGCTCCAGCAGCAAAAGCAGATGCACCAAAAGCAGATGCTAAAGCTGACGAGAAAGCAAAGCCAAAAGTGAAGCGTCCAGAAGAGCGCAAAGCAGAGGCTGATGCTAAAAAAGCAGCGGAAGCTAAACCCGCAGAACCAGCTAAAAAATAATTTTTAGCGTTTGTTATTAATTTTGATGGAGTTTTAAATATGGCAATTACAAAATCTGATAAGAGTCAGAAAGAACTTTTAATTTCTTACTTGTGTGATACTGGCAGGACCATTTCAGGTCCTCAAGCTGAAGCAAGATTTGGTGTAAAAAATCTAAGGGCTCGCATGAGTGAGATTAGAAAAGAAGGCTTCACTGTTAGTCGTGGAACTAACAAGAGAGGCAATACAACTTACTTGGTATCTCGCAAAAAAGCATCAAAAGTTGTATAAATAAGTTTATCCCACGGGATGGGAAATAGCATGCCAGTGAAGGCTATTCAAATATCCACTGGTGCCAACGCCATTTGGGTTGGCAACTTTTAAACTCGCTTAATAAAGGAGACTATTATGACATTTGTACCTCAATTACCTGCTGTATTCAAAGACTTTGATAAATTCTTTGTTGGCTACGAAGACACTTATAGTAAGCTAACGAAGCTACATGATGACATTACAAAAAACATTCCAAACTATCCACCATATAACATTCGCAAAGTAGAAGATAACAAGTATGTTATTGAACTTGCAGTTGCAGGCTTCTCTACTTCCGATGTTGAAATCACATTTGAAGATAACAAACTAATCATTTCAGGCAAGACACATGATGATGCAGATAATTTCTTGTTCAAAGGAATTGCTAATCGTGCATTCACACGTACCTTTGCACTTGATGACCAGATTGTAATTGATAATGCTGAAATGGTTAATGGTATGCTAAAAATTGCTCTAGACAGAATTGTCCCTGAGCATAAGAAGCCTCGCAAGATTGAAGTGAAGAATGGTGCATCCAAAACTTCAAAGAAACAACTGTTGACTGAAGATGATACCAATCTTTAAAATCATCAGTGACTACTTTGTGAAGGCATCTAAAAACTATATCGAAGCATACTTAGCCAAATCTGTAGATAGAGCAGACTTTGCTTACCGAGAAAATCAACTTAAATACAGAGGCGTTCTATGAAAAATATTTGGAACAAATTTGTAGACTGGATTCGCACTGCTATAGATGTTAGAGCAGCAACGATAGCAATGCGATCAAGAAAAATTCAAGAAGCAAAAGAAATTATGATGAAGTGATTTCAGAGGGCCTTCGGGCCCTCTTTGATATACATACTGTTGTCATTAACTACCAGAGGAGACTGATATGACACAGCAACAATATGACGAATACCTTGAGCATCTCCGCAATGAGCATTTACAATTAGACAAAGCAATATCCATTCTCGAAATGGATCCTCAAAAATACTATGACGCAATCAGTGAACTCAAAAAGAAAAAACTCAAAGTAAAAGACCAAATTTATTTGACTGAAGGAAAACATAATGGCGCTCAGAATTCTAAGGTTATTAACGGGTGAAGAAATAGTCGGCGATATTGTTAATGAAGACGCAAACCATTATACGATAGAAAATCCATGTACGCTTGGCATTGCCATGACGCATTCTGGTAAGCCCGCACTGAACATGCAACCAATGCTGTTGTTTTCTGAGCAAAAGGTTGTAAAAATCAATCGGCAGCATGTCATGTTTGATGTGAGTGTTGCAATTGAGATTCAAAACAAGTATAATGAGATTTATGGTTCAGGTATTGTTGTCGCTAAAGGTAAACTAATCACCTAATGAAATTCTATACAAACTTTGCAAGACACGGTAATCAGATTCTTGTTCGTGGCTATGAAGATGGTAAACGATTCAAAGATAAAATTGAATACGATCCAACTCTTTACATACCATCACGAACACGAACTGATTATCGTACCATCGAAGGCTACTTTGTTGCACCAGTAAAACAAGGTACAATGCGTGATGCTGCCGAATTTATTAGTAAGTATGAAGAGGTCAAAAACTTTAAAGTCTATGGCACTACACAATATGCTTACGCTTACATCAATGAAACTTATCCTGGTAAAGTAGACTATGATCCATCCCTAATCAAAATTGCAAACATCGATATTGAAGTTGGCTCAGAGAATGGTTTTCCTGAGCCAGCTGATGCTGTCGAACCTATCACTGCTATTACGTTTAAATGTGAAGATAGAATTCAAGTATTCGGCTTGGGTGATTTTGACCATTCTCGTGAAGATGTTTGGTATCAAAAATGTAAAGATGAAGCATCATTGATTCTTCGGTTCCTTGAAGAATGGGAGATGACTGCACCAGATATTATAACTGGTTGGAATATTCAATTCTTCGATATACCATATTTGTACAATAGAATATATCGGTTGTTTGGTGAAGCAAATGCAAAAAGACTTTCACCATGGAAACTCATCGGCGAAAGAACTACAACCATTTCAGGTAAGTCACAAACTGTCTTTGAACTTACTGGTATTGCTACACTTGATTACTTAGAACTATATCGAAAGTTTACATACTCACAACAAGAAGCATATCGGTTGGATCATATCGCAAGTGTTGAACTCGGTGAAAAGAAACTTGATTACTCTGAGTATGAAAGTCTTCATCAGTTATACAAATTAAATCATCAGAAGTTTATTGAGTACAACATCAAAGACGTAGAGTTGGTTGATAGACTTGAAGATAAGATGAAGTTAATTGAAATGGTGCTTGCTCTTGCATATGATGCAAAAGTAAATATTACAGATGTATTCACACAGGTGCGTATGTGGGATACATTGATACATAACCATCTAATGGATAAGAACATCGTTGTACCACAAAAGGTCAATACAAGCAAAGATGCTCAGTACGCTGGTGCTTATGTAAAAGAACCAATTGTTGGTATGTATGATTGGGTTGTGTCATTTGACTTGAACAGTCTATATCCACATTTGATTATGCAATACAATATCAGT